CGCGTGTTCGCCAGAACGCTGGCCCGCCCAGTGCGTGTTTTGGCCGCGCTCAAATACGCCCAGGTGAATGCGCCGCACGGACGGCCATCAATCACCGCGTCCGCCGCCGTTTGGTTGGCCCGGCAGGCTTCCCACAGGAAACGGTTACCCTTTCCGCCACGCTCCATATCACGCACATGCGTTGGGTTTAGCGAGCGGGTCATCGGGCGCGGCGATGGCAACATCCCGCCCGGCGGGGGAAGGTAGCGGATGGAATACCGCAACGCCGCGCGGCTCATCGTCCCGGCGTGGCAGCAGTCAAACCACAACTCCACCTCGGTCGTTTTGGGGATTGAGGCCAGCCACGCCTTCACCGCGTCATCCAGCAGCACATTCCCCCACTGCCCATTCACCGGCGCGGTGTCATACAGCACGGCGGCCTCATCGTATTTGTCGGCCTCATCGCCGTTCAGGTCACGCACCTGCGTGCCGTGCGAAGATAGGCTGAGCGCGATGTGAGATACCTCGTTTGCCGCAGCGCGGGGCACCGCGCTTGCCATCCAGTCGGCGACTGCTCCGTGAGTGGCCTTGTCATTGAGAAGTGTCGTGGTTTCATAGCCGCGCTCCTCAAAATACGCCCGCATGGCCTGCGCATCGTTCACACAGCCAGCCAATGGCGCGTCAACGGCGCTAAATTGGTTAATGCCAACGGAGAGAGAAAGTTTCACGATTCACTCTCCGGCTTCGCATCGTCGCTAATTTTCCCCACCACGCGCACCCGCGCATAGTCGGCGGAATCAAACGCCACTGAAGGCGGAGGCTGATAAAACGGATGAGGAGTGGCGGCGGGCGATGAGAG